GAAATGTACGATAGGCCATCTCACCCATGCATGGACTAAAGTTACTAAAGCGATTGGAATAACTGTATGAAACTCTATGAACTACCCCGGCATACTCTCTTCAGGGCAGAGAATGGTTCATTATTGAACTATCCTGATTCACCTGTCTACAGGTTGGCTCATATCGATGGTATGTATAGTGTGTGTCATGACATGAACAATCTTGTGACGCATTGGGCGGTGTTCACCCCAGTAGTTCCTGTAAAGGATATCGGATGACAGGGGTAGTGTGTATTGCTATCCTTTATTATGTGTGGTATAAAGTTTCTTTTAATGAGAGGTTGTAATGATTTCATTTCTGGTAAAGTCTTCCGATAAAAGCGAAGGAGCTTATCGATATACAAACTTGAACGACGCATCAAAGAAAATGCTCGGATTTTTTGGTAAATACACTATCGAGGTATACAACCTTGATACGCTGGTAACAACACTGTACACAGCAAAGGATATTGCCGAATACACTGGTGACTTCTATGACCAAAAGTATGCACAAAAGGTTGATCAGGATAGTTATTTTAATAGCTTAGCTGAGGAACCTGAAAAACCCAAGAAAGACGCAATCAACCCAACACACTACAAGAACGTAGCCGCGGGTAAGCAGTACATGGAATTAATGGTTGATATGCTCAAAGGAAAAACCGGAGTTGAAGCACACCTATTCGGACAGGTGTATAAATACCTGATGCGATGTGGATCCAAAGATGATGAGGTCCAAGAACTGAAGAAATCGTTGTGGTATCTTAATGCGTTAATCACATATAAACAAACCGGAAATATACTATCCAAATGAAACTAGTCTATTTAGATAATGCCCGCAAAGAAATATCTTTGTTTGAAGATCGTAATCTACTGGAAAAATATCAAATAGAAGGGGTATTGGATCTAGAAATAGTTCTGGATCTACTGTCTGATGAAGTGAATGATCTGCTAACCTACGACATTTAATATGGGTAAACTAAAAGAGTACCTGACTGACTACGACGGGAATCTCCAAACAGATTCCTACGAAGTATATAACCAAGGTTTCCGTGAGGGATTCCGAGAAGGTTTCAAAGCCGCAAAGATATTGTTATCATCTGAAGAAAAGGAATTAAATGATTCTGCTAAAAACCGTAGAAAGATTCGTGGCCGGATCAAAGAAGATATTTGATATCTATGAATGTACAGTTGAAGAGGTCGAGAAATATAAGTCTGCGACTGATAAAGATATGGTCCGACTCGTTGTCGCGGGAACGGAATACACCGGGCTTCACAATAAGTGGGTGTACGAGCACCTATGCGAAAATGAAGGTACTAAGAGCTTCATTGTGCTATGGAGGGCACCCAAAGGTACTCCAATGGTGGCATACGTCAAAGAGATTTGGCAAGACCATATCAAAGGTGAATACAATATTGAAGTCCCGCAATCAACGGATGCCTACTGCGTCAAGAACGAAGAAGCTTTCGTATACCTCTGGATAAATAAAGATGACGACACTAAATACATTGGGATGCACACTGGAAAGCCTGATGACGGATATATCTGTTCATCTGATTCACTACTATCTAAGTATAGTGAATGCCCAACTCGCTTTATCCGAACTATTCTAGCGTATGGATCATCAAGCGAGATGCTTGAGTTAGAAACAATGTTGATAATGCAGCTTAAAGCTACGAAATCGCCTCTGTATATGAATCTGTCGAATAACCTCAGGAAATAGTATGGTAACACAAGAGATAGTAACTGAATTTTCTATTGGTGATATAGTGTATTACCGTTGTAATGAAAAGGTAACACAACTAACAGTAGACTCGGTACGAATAGAATTTGATAGAACCGGCGTTACAGTAAGTTACGGTACGAAAGAATCCACCTTCTTATACAATGAAGACCTCCTCTACAAAACACCTAACGCGGCATTCGGACTATGATACTTAAAGACATCATCGCGAAATGCAAAGAAATACTTGAAGACAAAGAGCAAGTGGGTCTCGATGGGGACGAATGGTGGGAAGGGTATAGCTGCGGACAAAAGGACTTCGCAAAGGATATACTGGCCCTTATCGAGGAAAACACATGAATAAATTCGAACTAGAACAACGCGTATACTATGTCTCTGATTACGGCATCAAACGTGCTGCTATCACAGAAATCCACAATGTGCTGAACAAAGCAGGAAACAACTATCAGTACCGTATTTCAGAGTACGACACTGACTTGATCCCAGAAGAAGAACTGTTTGAAACCGCTGATGAGGCTTTTGACGCAGATGAAACCAATGCTCCTATGCAGGGATAACCCTGACACATCCACTCTACAATACCCCGTGATGGTGTTCCCCAAACTGGATGGTATCCGCTGTGTAATCCAGAACGGTATCGCCAAGAGTCGTACTCTGAAAAACATCCCAAACCTGCACATCCAGAAGACGTTGGGTCATACATTCTTGTCTGGCCTTGATGGTGAGTTAATCGTAGGGTCACCAACATCCCCGTCAGTGTACCGTGATACTAACTCTGTGGTGATGTCTCATGACAAAGTAGTTGACTTTACTTTCTATCTGTTTGATATCCAGCGTGCAGGATGGTCTTTCCAGAAACGGTATGATTACATCCGTAGCATCCACAAACTACCGCCCTGTTGTGAAGTATTGCAAGGTGTGTTCGCCGAAGATGAAGAGGAGCTGTTGTGGTACGAGAATGAATGCCTCAACAACGGGTATGAAGGGGTGATCATCAGGAGTCCCTACGGACCATACAAAGATGGCCGTACCACTATGAAAGAACAAAACACCTACAAACTTAAACGATGTGTTGATGGTGAAGCCTTCATCGTAGGTGCTAGAGAGGAGATGCACAATGGAAACATTGCAGAGACGAATGAACTTGGACGTACTAAACGAAGCACGGCTAAGGCTGGTCTCACAGGCAAAGGATCCCTCGGCGCATTGGTTGTACAGGATTGCGTCACGGGAATTGAGTTTGATGTTGGTTCAGGTTTTGACGCAGCAACAAGACAAACATTATGGGACATCCGAGACGGTGGACTCGTAGGTAAGGTTATTAAGTATAAGCACTTCCCGATAGGTGTTAAGGATAAACCCCGCCACCCTATCTTTCTGGGTTTTCGTGATATGGAGATTGACGGATGAAAGTAGGTATAGGTATAGCCTGCGATGGATTTTCTATCATTGTGGATGATAAGCGGTTTTGGTTTAGTCAGGAAGAAGAAAATGTAGGTGATCTACTTAAGAGAATGTTTACTCAGTTAGGTGCGCTTGAATCTGATATCGAAATATTGGAGGAATACTAATGAAAGTATCTGAGTTGATTACCCTGCTGAGTACATTCCCACAGGACTTAACTGTTGTATATAAGTGTTACAGTGAGCAACACACAATGCACCCCAACGAGCTATCCGTAGAGAAACACTGCAAAGCCCGACCTGACGGATGGGTTCAGAATGCACGGGCTGATAAAGAACTTGAAGAATACCTTTGTTTTCCGGGAAACTAATATGACAACTGAAATGATCAAATCAAAGGGTAATGTCCATAAATTAATGGCTGGTTCCGGGTACAATTCCGGGGTTTGTTTGTTGGCTAAACTGACTGACACAGGTAACGGATACATCTTCAAGTTCCCAACCTACAATAGTATAAACCAAGTAAACTACATCTGCATGGACTATGCTGAAGCTGACTATATTCGACAACTACTTAATAAAGTAATGGACGTATGAAAGACTTTCTTGGTAACGAAGTAAAGCAGGGTGACTATTTTGCTTATCCGCTGATTATTGGGCGATCCGCTAATATGGCTATCTTCCAGTTTGATTGTGTGAAAGATGGCAAAGTGAAGGCTAAGCCAATGGAACGCGCTTATGGGGGCGATAGCACATCTAATAAATTCAAGGTATGGGAAAGAGTATTCAACGACAAAGGTGAATATGTGTCCGGTGCGTACCGCGATATGACACCTAAGGAGCGAGCACACGAGGAAGACAAAATAAATCGTAGGCGATCTACCCTGCAAATGTTCTCTGAGAGGGCACTGCTACTACCTAACTTTGATGTGTCTACACTGGAGTCTAGATGAAAACATACATAGTAACCGTAACAATAGAGGTACATGCGGAAGACTACACCCACGCAGAACAGCTAGTGAACGCTGAGATGTCGCATACCTCAGCAGATTATTGTATTGTGAACACCGAGGAAATCTATGAACAAGAGTGACTTACTCCCTCTGATCTGCCAAGAGGAGTGCGCTGAAGTTATCCAGGCTATCAGTAAAGTATTCCGGTTTGGGCTTCATCAGAGGAGTCCATACACAAATGTGGAGAATAAGGCCGAGTTAGAGACAGAGATTGGGCAACTGTACTGTGTACTACGTATGCTAGAAAACGAGTGGGACTTAGACAAAGCAAACATCGGACAATCTGCTGTCCGCAAAGCTGAAACATTCGATAAATGGAACGATTACTTCGACAGGAAACCAGAATGATCAAAACACAAGCACATTGGGATAACTTCTTCATGAACATGGCATATCTAGTAGGGAGTAATAGCCATGACATCCGTAAGGTAGGCTGCGTTATTGTTCGAGGCGAAGACATCCTCTCGTACTCCTACAATGGCACTCCCCGCGGATGGTCCAACGAAATGCGGGATGACAACGGAGAAACATACGATCATGTTATCCATGCGGAAGCTGCTGCAATCTCCAAGTGTGCCCGTAATGGTACAGCATTGGCAGGATCCACTCTGTACGTCACCTACGAGCCTTGCTTGAACTGTGCTAAGCTTATCGCATCCTGTGGAATCGTCAGAGTGGTGTACGAAGATAGTTCAAACTGCCAAGACGGTATCCAGCACCTGATCAAAGCAGGTGTAGCTGTCCGTTGTATTTATGACTCAAAGGATATGAACAATATTAACTGTACCTTGGCTGACCCCGAATGGTTGCGAAAGCATACAGGGTTGGTGTCCTGATGGAAGTATACCTGTGTATCGCACTGGCCTATATGATCTGGGAGAACTGGTCGCTGTGTACGATCATAACACAACTAAGGCATAACCAACGTAACTATGTCCAAATGCTAACCACGAAAGGATCCGATGAAATATCCTAAGAATGTCAAGGTAAAAGTAGTCTGTCTACCTGACTCCGAAGAGAGTATCCGACGAGTATTCTTCGAGATCCTTGAAGACTATTGCGAAAGGTTCCAAGTATTGTGTACTGACAAGCCTACCTCAGTGAGTATCTGCTTAGTACACTACGAGGAAAGCAATCAGAGCAGCGGTAGTACGATCGTGTCAGAAGACAACACAAAGATGATCATCCAACTACGAGATACCTACCTGAGTGGTTGGGAAGATAACTCGTATACCCTGTCCGGGTTCATGGAAGTACTCTGCCATGAGGTTGTTCATGTATGCCAGCACCTGACAGGTCGTAGTGGGTTTAAAGTACCAAAGATGAAGTTCGACAAAACAAACCCGCGAGAGGCTTACTTCTTTGATCCTTACGAGGTTGAAGCACGAGTACTATCCTCCTTCTATGTAGAGAAATATGCAAACAAACTAGTCTAGCAAGAACCCGTTAGCTGGTACCTAAGAAGGAGGGCTAAATGAAATATTATACTTACATACATAAGAGAAAAGATACGGGCGAGGTATTCTATATTGGAAAAGG